ATCTTGTAAGATGTCTTTCATTAAATTCTCCTTGTTAACTTACATTATATTTTGGTTTTGTCTTTATTGCAAGAGTTTTTTTTACCAAATTACTCAAAATCAAAAAGACTGTTAAAATTGTTATCATTACGAGTTTGACTTATATCCCACTCTAGTACTCCGATTAAGTTTTTAAGTTTTTCATCAATAACACTGTTCTCCATTTCTATGTCGTTGAATGGCAAATCTTTAAACCATTCAGGTAGTCGAAGTTCATCTACAGGATATGCAATACTCGTATACCCCATAGGATTGTCTTTTACTTTACAAACAATAACCTTTGCACCATCTGTAATGTTTACAGAATACTTGTCACCATTCATACGCTTTAGTGTATTCCAGTTGATGCTTGCTCTTACGTGCCCAGGCATGTTTGCTTTACCTTGCTTCGTTTCTTTGGCTCCGTACTCTGTAATCTTGTTTGCACGTTTGGGAGATCCTTTTTCCCAACCTGGTCGTGCTTTAAATTCTGTTCTAAATTCTGTAATATATTCTAGTACTTCTTCTTTTTCTTTTCCTGCCAGAACCATTTCCAATACATTACTTAGAAAGTCTTGGATGACAACCGGAGTATCCGAACGCTTGAGATCAAGCCCCATTGCTTTAATTTTGCCTGGCTTGCCCTCTGTGTCTGTTCTAAAACCCTCGATATCATAGTAAAGAACTGCGTATCTTTTCTTTGTAATGAATAGTCCTTTACTAGCAACAATCTCTCTAGCAGCCGCAATAACTTCCGAACGCTTCTTAGGACAGTGGAACGCTTGACTCATAAACTTAGGAAATGTTGCGTTTGCATTTTCACCTATAGTATCATACAGTTCAACTACACTATCTTTTGTCCACGGAATGCTACCTGCTTCAATATCTTTCTTTAATGTGCTATATGCACTAAAGTATGTGGAGTCAGTATCACCATACACAATTGCTTTGCCTGTGTGGTTGTATTCACCTGTAATTATCTCATTGATCTTTGCAGCCATGTGTTGTGTAATGGATCTACCTGTAAGTGTAACACTTTGACCAATCCTATTGTCGAAAAACCTACAACCAGGATTAAGAATAGCACCATACAAACTGTTAAGTAAAATCTTTTTAACCAACTGACGCTTTGCCCAGTATTCTTCTTCAATTTTGTTTCCTGCATTTTGACTTTCTTTCTGCTTTGCCTGCATTTCTTTACGTTCTTTATACCAACGTGCAAGTAGTCCTGGAATAATACCTTCTTTCTCATATGTAAAGATTGTGCCATTAGCACTCAACATCCAGGGTTGATTGCTATCATAAATTAAATCATATACTTGTGCGGCACTGATAGTGTCTTCACCGCCTTTTTCCCAGTCAATAGTAATTTCTCTACTAATTTCTTTGTCCATTACAGAGCTATATTCTACACTGCCAAACATTCCTTCCCAAGCACTGGCAAAAGATTTGCCTTTTGCCATTTGTGCATCAATGTAGGCTTTTGTACCATCTTGACGTAGTTGTCCAACAACTGTCTCAGGACCCATATTAAGAGCTCTAATAACACTTGGATATAGTGAATTCAAATCAACACTGCCAATCCACTCATGGATACCTTTCTTTGGATATGCAACATAAGCACCTGCTGCTGGTTCACTTCCCTTTTCACGTTTCACTCTGTTGGGAACAATCATTCCTCGTCTGTGTGCTTCGTTAATAATACCTTGCTCTGTAACAGCAACAGCACCCATTGTTGTTGAAATCAATACTGTGTTTTCATGTGCAATAGTATTTGCTAGATCAATAAATTTAAGTTTCTTATCTAGTTTATCAAGTAGTGCAGTATCCTGTCTGTTATATTCAATGAATGTTCTAAAGTCGTTGTTGTAAAGAGCATCAAGACTTCCTTCATAGACAGTTTTCTTTTCACCAACTTCTAGTTCGCCAATAGCATCAAGTCTATATGTATGGCGTTCTTCATAGTTGTATTTTCTATACAGTTCCAAACTATCAATATGCACACGCCCGATTAGATCATATGTTTGTGATTCCTTGCCAAACTTTTCATAAATTCTTTTCTTAGGCTTTTGATCCCACAAACACAAACGTCTGGTATCATCTGCACTTAATACTTTGATGATTCGATTGACTGTATAGGGCATATCAAAACCTTCACTGTTCCAGCCACTTAATACATCTGCATCTTGAATAAGATCTAAAAACGCATCAAGCATATCCGCTTCGTTTTCATAAAGTATTGTGTTTGGAATACCTTCAATTGCCTTTTGTGCTTCTGCCATCGATAGTGTCTTAGGAGGAATAGCCAAACAAATTAGTTCCTCCATCCATTGTAAATGTACAGCAATAGAAGTAATAGGCATAAATGCATCTTCTGGTGAAGCATATCCACGCTCAGGATCGAAATCAACCTCAATATCCCAAAATGCAACATTTAGTTTAGGAGCGTCTATGTTTAGATAATTGTCTTCCAAACATCGATAGATTGGATTGATATCGCTCTCATATAATTTTTTGTTAGAGTGTATTGCAAGTTCCTTACGCAATTCTTTAATATTCTTTGCTGTTACCCGTTGTAATTGGTCGCCGAATATCGAAGTGTGTTTTCCTCTAGGATCCTTGTAATAAAATATGTGTCTTGGATTATATTCTCGGTAATGTCGCTTGCCTTTATCATCACGCTCAACAACATTAATTATATCTTGGTCTCGATTGTACCAAGCATCTACGTAACTCATCTTTTCTCCTTTATGTCACTTAGGGCTGACAAATACCTAAAAAGTCCTTTTGTGGCGGACAACACCTTCTTCATTAATACTTAGCCTGTAACAATGCCCAACACCTGTTTAGTGATTCCGTAAGCATAGATTATTGTTAGAACACCATTTAAAACAATTAAACTTCTTTCGTTCCATAAAAATCCTACTATTGTCCATAGAGTGGAAGCAATAGCGAATCCGTATACTCCATACAGCTCGTTAGGAAATTGAGAAAGCAAAGTTGCTGCCGAAAGAAGAACTGCTGTCGCTGTCCATGCTAACGGTTGATATGGTTTACTCTGTTGTATTGTTTTCATCCTCTTCCTTATCTTCTACTACTACATCATCGGGCGGCAATATTGGCATACCACCTCTGTCAAACCATCTATTATCATCAGTAACGTAGCAATGGGATTTAAAATTATTACCATCCGTGCCTTTTTTAATTAACTGCTTCTTCTTAATGTTGCCTTTATATTCTGTATAGTCTGCATTAACTAATCTTAATTGTCCAGATGGATTGCCATAAATTCTATCTGCAGGCTCGCCATTAGGTCCTATATTATTTGAAACTATTATTTTACCATCATCCATTGCGTTTATCAATCGCTTCTTTGATGTGCTTTAGATGATCAGGAACTTCCCAACCAAATACCGATGCTAGATTAACTCCGCTACTTTCGTATTGTTCTTCCTTTGCACCTTTTTTCATACCAAACCCATAACCACCTTTGGTCTTTGTGTGTATCTTGGGGTCATAATGGGATACATTTTTATAGTCCTGCATTGATTTTTTCTTTCGTTGTTTAGACATTTGTTTATATAGTAACACAAAGACAATGCTTTGTCAACTAGTTTTTACCACCAACCTGATGCTACACCGTAACCAAACACATTTACTATAGCAAAGTAAAATGTTAACAGTGTTACCCATGCTGCACCTCTACGTAAAGATGCATAACATTGTGTAATACTACCCACAAAGAATCCTGGATATACTATAAGCATGTTAGGATCTCTTGCTGTTAGAGCAAGTGTCATGCTTGCACCAACCGTGAATATGAAACTGACAAGTTCGAGTGCAAATGCAACTCTATCACTCTTATAACTGTTAATCCAAAATAGTTTAGTTTGCTGGATTAGTTTATTCGTCATCTGCACGTGGGCCACTAACATCATCTGGTAAGTTCTTGGTAATGCCCAAGATGCTTTCAATTTCAGTCCATTCTTCTTCGTGCTTGTTCCAATCACCTTTGTGTGCGATCTTAATTGCTTTATTAATTACAGTAGGCTTAATTTGAAGTTCTTCTGCTACTGCTTTTACAGTATCTTTTAATCCTTCATTTAAATCTTCCACTTCACGCAATACATTAGAACCTTCCTTGATTAGGCGTTCTAGTTTTGCTTTTTCTTCCGGTCCGTAACTTCTAGACATATCATTCTCCTTGATTTAGTGTTATATTATACATTATATACGGTTGTCTGTCAACTATTACCTATAAATTTTCCAACCATTTTGTTCCACCAAATTTAAAACAAACGCACTTTCTTTGTTATAATCGTGCTGACCCTTGTTTCTGGTTTCATAAAATGTTCTAGTCTTTTTAAAGTCAAAACCAAAAATACTTATGTTGTTGTTGTTCATTTCGCTTAGATAATATAAAACCTGCAATCCTGTTGACGGAGGCGCACCCAATTTATTTGCTAACCATTCTGATTGAAATATTGGTAACTTAATTTTTCTGGTGTTGAATTTTGCTTTTCTAACTTTATATTCAAATTCTTTCTTGTTTGGGGTGAATATCAGTGTATGGAATTTTGGAGTTTGGGTATTGTATTTTTCAAAAGTATTTACTTCACTGGATGCTAGATAGTCCCAACGGCTTCCTTGAGATTCTGTATCAACTATGTCAGCACGATTAAATCTAATAGTGGGAAGACTGTCGATAATTTTTCCATTAGTTTTTGAAAATATGCTTTCAGCATTTCCAATAACATTCAATGGCTGGTTTAAACTTTCTAACATGTAGATATTTAAGTCGTAAAAAAAGCCGGCAGTTGAATACCGGCTTTTTAATTTATTTAATTAGCAGTCTGGTCCGCAGTTACAATTGTCACCGCAGTCGCCCTTACAAGCACATTCTGGTCCGCAGTTGCACTCTTTGCCTTCGTTTAAACCTTTTTCAACAACGTCATACATTTCAAAACGTCCACCGTTTCTTTCATATACTAGTGCTGCAAAAATTTCTTGTTTGTTTGATTCTTCAACTTTTGAAACAGCAACTCTGTTTGCCCAAGTCCAAAGTGTATCATCAAGTGGGTCAATCGCCTGTTGTCCGCCACTTTCTTTTACTGTCTTCATCATTTCTACAAATGACATTTTAGGTTCTACTGATTCTTTAACGGCTTTCTTTTTCTTCTTGCCGTAAGCACCTTCGTCCATATCTTTTTCTTTATCATCGGACGTCTTG